CAGTATTATCATCTTGTGCTACGACGCAAATAATATCAATAATTTGAACTCTTGGTTCAAATGTATTAATGGTATCCTGTATAGTACGTTTTAACATTGCGCCGAGGATTGGTGACGCTGGTTCAAACAATAACTTCTTAATTGGACTACCTATTTCACTGTGAAAAGGACGTTCATAATTAGCAGTTAAAATTAGATTTTTTAATGCGTTTTTAACTGCATCTTCATCATAGCGACGAGTAACATCCATCGTCACGGGATTTTTCGTGAAATTTAGATCTAAATCCGAGAATGTTCTTGTATTATTTGCCATATTCTTATTTAGGTTTATTCTATGAAGGAATTTGCAGAACCTTGCGCTATAACATCACCATCTGCTAAATTATCTCCAATTCTTGCAGCTTTGAATCCTTCTATACTAGTCTTACTTGCTCCGCTATTTGGGTAACGAATATCAGAATTATGGGTAGTTATTCCTTGACTGTGTGCAGCAAATTTACAGTTTGGTGATACAACTCCAGCAAATTTACCATTAAAATAAGTTTTAGAAATGGGAGTTGTTATCATAGATGTAGGAGGAAACCCTCCATGTCCTGTTGATTTATCCCCAATTCGGCTTACTGCTGGCATTATCTTCCAATCCTAGTTTGAGCGATAGCACTTAATAGAGCAGTCTTACCTGTATCCCAATTAAAGGTGGAAACAACAGTATAAGTCTGCTGAACATCTGGTCCAATAATATTCTTATCCTTAGCAGTTACAGTATAACTATATGTTACAGTCTGAACAGATGGTGGAGTAAAAGAACAAATTTCATAAGAGTTTGTTATATCATTAAAATTATTAACAGTCTTATATTTTTTATCTTTTGTCAAATATGTAATACTACTGCCACCATGAAGAGTTGCATCATACTGTCCAGAAATATTATTAATACCAATGGTCATTAAAGCATTAGGTTTATCTGTAATAATCCCAGTTACTGCATAATCTGTTAATGGATCTGGGTCAACATAAGAAAATGTTTGTGAGTAGTTAGTATAAACAAATAACTCATTTACAACTTTTAAAGAAGTATTAGAAGGAGTCCAAGCCATATTAGGCTACTTTCGCTGCAGGAGGAGTAATGGAATCAAGTAAAACAAATCCACCTTTAGGATATGTTCCTTGATATGTTTTATCATTAAGCATAGTAAATGCTTGCTTACGTTGACTTTTTCCATACCCCATATGAACCCAAACTTGATTTTTATGTCGGTATTCTAAAATTATTTGATCATACGGTAAAATCTTTTCTAACTTTTGAGCCAACTCATAAGTATCTCTTAAAGATCTAGTTGATAATGCAATATCAATAGCAAACCCTTTACAATGAGATGAGTTTGGAGATTCTGTAGGGATTACTCCCTTTAGACGATACCCAGAAGTAATTATCCACTGCTTACCTTTACCAGAAATTCCACCTGGTAATACTTCAAGGGCTGGCTCTAACATATTTTGCGCAGTTTGTGCCAAATTACATACAATTTCTTGAACTGTATATGTTCTTATTTTTCCATCATCACCAGTTAACTGTTGATCCACTAATTTATGATCACCATTTAATCCACCCCACATTAACATACCTAGAGTAAAGTTTTTGGTCATCCTATAATCATTAGTAAAATTTGTTGTATTGTAAATAACTTTACAATCGGCTGGCACTACTGTATTCGAACCACCACCTGGAGTGGTTGGAGTTTCAGTAACAACTGCTGGTGGTGGATTTGGAACACCACTTTCTCTATTCTGTTTAGCAGACTCAGCCCTACCTTCAGGGGTATTATAATCTTGTGGGGTTTCTGCTGCAGCACCATCAGCAATTCTTCTATCAGGTGGAGTAAGAACAGGAACTGTTGGATTTAATGGAACTCCAGCATCTGGTGGTGGAAGAGCAAAATCTTCAACATCTTGTGCACCCGATGCACCATTACCAAATTGTCCTTCTGCATAGTCAGCGTGTAATGTTCCACCTGCAAGAATATTCATATCAGATGCAGATTCCATTTGAACTGATTGCGATTTAATACTTGTTCCAGCCCCAGCCTGCATGAATAAATTATTTGCAGATTTTAACGTCATATTATCTGCAGCAATATTAAATGTACCACCAACCTTTAACTTCATATTACCACCAATAGACATACTCATATCGTTGGCAACGCCAAGTTCAACATTATTGCCAACATTAATAATAGCATTACTAGCAACTTCAATATTGGCTTCAGAACGACAGAAAATATTGGCTCCACCATCAACTGTTAAATTATAATCACCACCAATATGAATAAAACCATTACGTTCAGTAATGATAAAATTATCACCAACAATATAATTAGTTTGAGTTCCATTTGGATCTATCTCATGATATGTTCCAACTCTATGATATGTGTGAATTCTTTCATATCCTGGAGTATCATCAAACTCTTGAATATGTCCTGATTCAGATTCATAAACTTTATTATATGGATATTGCGCACCGTAGGCTGGTGCGTTTTGATCCCAATCGCCTTGTTTATTTGCTGTTGGAACACCTGTGTGAATTGAAGAATCTTTTTTCTCAACGATAGTTCCATCAACAATACCACGAGCCAATCGATTTGTGTCTGGCTCACCAATATATTCTTTTAATGGATATTTGTTATTTGGATCACGGAATCCAGTATTATCGGTTCCATTAGCAACTGATGCCTCAGATGGTCCAGGTGTTGGGTTCGATCCATCTTTTGGTGGTTCAACTGATGGAGGATTTGCATCCTTTACTATTGCGCCACCAGCAATAGTACCATAGAAATATTCATAATAACTTAATTTCTTTGCAGCAATATCAGGTGAATTTACACCAACTGCACCTTTGGCTGCATAAAAATAATCTGGATGCGCATTAGGTTTAACTCCTTTTGGAGTTCTATCTTTAATATAAAGCGCAGCGATCATTGCAGATACATTAATATCATTATCAAGAGAATCTGGATTATTAACAATATCAATATTTAATCCAGCAGCAGTACCCAGTTTTTGGTATCGTTCGTAATTTCCACGACCAGTTAACTGAATGAATCCTCGACCGAAATATTTTCCGCCATCTTCATCACTTTTGTTTCCAACTTTTTTACCTTGTGGGCTTTTAGTTACACCATATACCCAACTAAAAAACTGTGGTCTTGTTACACCTTTTTGTTTTGCTTCAGCATATTTTGCTACGTCATCATCTGTTGCGAATGAGAAAATTTGTTTTAAACGAGATGCGCTATAATTAAAACCTTCTAGTTGCGGGATCCATCCAGACTCACCGCCAGCAATTCCAAGCAAAGTACATTTCTGCTCTTTTGTTGTTAAACCAACTTTGTCACACGCAGCAATAAGTGCTTTAATACCTTCTGATGCTTTACCAGCATTTTGTGAAGATTTTGGGGGAGGAACAGTTGGAATTGAATCGTTTGCTGCACTAGGAGTTGGAGTTGCTGCAGTAGTTGGAGTTGGCTCAGGTGTAGCAGTTTTTACTGGAGTACCATCGCCACTAAGAACAGGATTACCACTACTATCTGTTAATACTCCAGATGCTTTACTTTGATTTACTGCATCTAAATTTGTTGGAGCTGGTTTAAATGTAATGATATTCTCACTGTAACCAGTGACTGTTTCGCTAATGGTTATTTGTGTCGGAGAATCTATCGTAACTATGTAACAGTCTTTGGATAATCCAAATCCAAGAACTTTCATGTTTGCTTTAAGACCAGAGGTTAGATCAGTTCTACCTGTTTCTTTATCAATAAAAGTTAATTGTTTTCCAGATACTGGACCATCAATTGTTCTTAAAGTTATATCTTTAACATTATAAGATGTAACTGGATTTGCGCTATCATCATCAGAAACTGCTTGAGGTGCTGAAGGTATACCACCAATAGTACCAAGCATAACAGGTTGCTGCATCTCATCATCAGCAAACATAATAATAACAGTTGTTCCTTCAACTGGACCAACTGGAGTATATCCAATACCATTCATAGCAGCAGAGCCTATTGGCTGAACTGGTGTCGCCCAAGGTAACTGTTGAGTTGGAAGTTGCGTTTTATCGTGAGTATGTAATCCAACAATACGAACTTGACAACGACCAAGTTTTAATGGATCTGAACGACTTTCAACTACGCCTGTATAAAACATTATTTGTTCCTATCAATTTTCATTTGTAAACTGTCTTTAATTAATTCCATGTGACATTCATGTCGATCTCTATTAACGTAATGATTAATCGCTGCTATGATATAATAGCCAGAAAACATTTTATCAACTAAATCTTGATCATCATCGTTTTCATTTACTGGTTCAATTTTATTTAAAGTTACACCAACTTTTTGGCCAGCAGTATAATCACATCTTCCTGGAACAGTAACTTCAATTTTACTAGACTCTGCTAATTTCATTAAAGAAATTCGTTCTTGTATATGTTTAAAATTAGTTGCATCGCCATAACCACTAAAATTAGCATTATCTCTTGGGTAATTTATTAATAATGAATTTGATCTAAAAATTACATTATTGCCCAATACTGGATTTGGATTTAAATGATTCCATTTATCATATTTTTGTTTAATATCATAATTCTTAACATTATATTGTTTTCTATTAAGATCATATGAAACTAATTTTGAAGAATATAGACCAGTTCTAACTTTATCCATATAGTCAAAACCAATTGGAATTACCAAATCTTCAATTCTTCTATAATCTTCAGATGGATTTTTAGCATCTCCGCCACCTGGGAGAGAATCTCTTGTATAACCATCTTTAGTAAATGATTGATATACTTCATTAGAATATAGAGAATCTAATGATACAAAATAAAACCCATATCTATTTTCAAAGAAAACATAATTGGCAGCATCGTTTGAGTTTACTGCTAAACTTGTTGCATAATTAATACATTTCGCAGGAGACCAAAAGTTTGAAATAAATTTTATATCTTTATTAGTTTTTTCAACAAAAACATCTTTTGTGCTTTGCAGACCATTATAATTA